TCAGACCTCCGGAAATGCGAACCGCGCCACGATGCGCCGGCGCCAGGGGCGCGACAGGGGGCTTTCGACGACCCCGTGCCCCGCGTAGGCATGGATGAAGGAGGCGCGCGCGCCGGTCTCGGCCTGCACGCCCAGATGCTTGGCCACGGCCCCGTCCATCATGCGGAACAGCAGCACCTCGCCCGGGCGCCCGGGTCCGGTGGCGGGCACCAGGTGCCGCCGCGCCGCGCGCCAGAGCCGTTCCTCTCCGCCCGGTTCGGACCAGTCGCGGCTGTAGGCGGGGATCGCCTCGGGTTCGGCCCCGTGCCGCTCGCGCCAGATGCCGCGCAGCAGCCCGAGGCAATCCGTCCCCGCGCCCCTGACCGAGGCCTGGTGCAGATAGGGCGTGCCGATCCAGCCCCGTGCGATGGCGACCACGTCGGTCATGGGGTTCTCCTTCCTTGTGGCCCTCCACGGGGCCGTCCGGGTCCGATCAGGGTCACGAGGTCCCGGCGCGTCTTTCCGGGGGGGCTTGGTGCGTTTTCCGGGCGTTGGAGCGACTCCCGGGGGGTTGGCGCGTCTCCGCGAGGTCCCGGCGCAAGGCCGGGACACCCACGCCCCACGCGTCCCGGCCCCCGAGCCGGGACCCCGCGGATCGGGATACCTCTACTCCGCCCCGGAACCCCGCCGACCATAAGACCACCGCTGCGCCCCGGGGCCCCGCCGACCGAAAAACCTCCACCGCACGCCGCCATATCACCGCCGGCTCCCGCCGCCGGTCGCGCCGCTCTGCGCGGGCATGACGGTCATCCAATCCTCGCCCGGGATGTCCGGGAAACCTTGGTAATTCAGAAGGTTGTTGAACTTGTACCGGCAGGTTTCCATTCGCTTGTCGCAGCCCGCCTCGATCCGGATACGGTCGCCCACCGACAGCGGCGCGCGCAGCGCCTGCCAGAGGTCGACATGCCGCGCGCCCTCGGCGATCACGTCCCGTTTCACCACGCCGGAAAGCCCTTCTGCCGCGCCATCCAGAACCACCAGTCTGCCACGGGCGAACCACCCGGCTTCGAAATCCGGAAGGCCCGGCAGAACAAGCCGCTGCCCCTCCTCGACCCCCAGCACCTCGGCCTCGGCGGCATAGCCCGGCGCCCCCAGGTCCACCCCGCAGGCCGCGTCCCCCAGCACCGCCCCGCAGGGCGTCTGGTAGACCCGGCCGCGCGGCTGGTTCAGCGCCTCGGTCAGGCCCCGCAGTTCCGCCGTGAAGGCCCCGCCCGCGCGCCGGATCTCTCCGATCGTGCCGCGGAACATCAGCTGCCGCTGCGCCACGTCGGTCCAGTTCACCAGCCAGGCGCGCACCCCGGCCCCGTCGAACCGGCCCGCGTCGATATCCGCCTCGCGGATCGCCGCATCGGTCAGCGCGCCGATGGCCTCGGAATTGTCCACCGCCAGCCCCGTCCCCCGTTGCAGCGCCAGCGCCGAGAGCCCGCTGTCGGCGCGGAAGTCGATGCCCTCGAAGACCAGCCCCCGGTCATGATCGGTGAACCCCATCACCACACCATCCGCCCGGTCGATGGCCCAGGCATGGCAGGTCGTGGTGACGCCGGTGGCCAGATGCGCGGCCAGCCCCTCGTGGAACGCCATCAGACCCGAAGCTCCACCACCGGGACGCTCGGCATGTCGCCGGCCTGGAACGAGGCGACCGAGGTGGCGATCCGGTCGGTGTCGAACCGCACCGGCACGTCGAATTCGAACCCCGCCGTCACCTCGGCCTCGTGAACCGGGGCCTCTTGCAGAACGATCGTGCCGGTCGTGGTGTCGACCTCGAAATGCGCCCCCTCCCGAAGCTCGGACCCGTTCACCCCGACCCGAACGGTGCCCGCGACCGGCTTGGTGATCTCGCGCCGCGCCGTTTGCATGCCGGATCGATAGGTCTTGCAAAGCTGGAAGGTGTCGGTCAGCCCGTCGCCCCGTGCAAGCAGCTGATCGGTATGCGAGATTTCCCCCGTTGGCAGGCAGGAGCGGTAGTCCGACCAGTCCTTCCACCGGAACCCGCAAAGCTGGCCCTGCCGGGCCTCGAAAAAGGCCAGCAGCGTCTCGATATCGTCGAGCGACCGCATCGAGACGCCCGCGTCGTAGCGCCGGCGCGACTGCGACCAGGGCGCGTTGCGTTCCTCGAACCCGTTGGCAAGGGTGACGATCTCGGTCCGCCGCTCCGGCCCTCCGGACGAACCGAAGGAGAGCGCGGCGGGAAAGCGGATATCGTGGAAGGTCATGGGGTTGGCTCCTGTGGTGGATCGGCACAAAGCTCACGGACGGGCATCAAGTCGAGGGCAGCGCCGGCCCGCGGGGTGGCGCATAAGCGCCGCCCCAGGGGGGCGGGTCGGCGCTGCCCGGCGTGAACGCCGGGCGGGACGTTCGACAATGGTGCACTCATGGATGTTATCCCGTCCCACACGCTCAGCACCCCCCTCACCGGTTCCGCTGCCCCCGCGCCAGCGCGCGGCTCATCTGGCTGGCGACCTGCGCCTGGCTGCGGCGAAAGCTCTCGGCGTCGGGCGTCTGGATGTTCATCACCACCGTCACCGGCCGCCCGCCCTGCGCCTTCACGCCCAGCCGTCCGTCCGGCCCGCGCGAGAGCGGCATGATCGCCTCGGGCCCCGCCTCGCCCATCAGCCCGGTGCCGCCGCGCATCGGGAAAGTGACCGGCCCGCGCACCACGCCGCCATCGGCGAAGGGCATCACCCGCCCCTGCGAGAACGCGCCCCCCTGCGCAAAGGGCATCATGGTCTGGAACAGCCCGCCGACGCCCCGGGCGATCAGCCCGCCGAAATGGTCCGTCACCGGCCGCACGGCCGCCGAATAGGCCGAGGAAATCACCGAATTCGCCACGGTGCCGAGCGCATCGGAAAGCTTCGCCCCGTCCATGACGACGGAATCCAGCGCCCGGCGCAGACCGCGCGACAGGCCCCGCTCCAGCGTCTGCACATCCTTGCCCGTCTCGGCCAGCGCGGCGCGCATCCGGCGCAACTCGCTGTCGAAGCCCGCCGCCATGCCCGCCGCCCCGCCAAGCGAGACCTCGAGCGCCTCGACCTGCGACTGAAGATCGCCAAGCCCCTCAAATTCCTCGATCATTCCCGCCTCCTTCGCCATCCGGATAGGCCGCCAGCAATTCGTCCAGCCGCGCGCGCCGCAACGGCGCGGGGGCGGCATCGCCCAGCATCAGCCGCAGTTCCGCCGGGGTCAGCGCCCAGAATTCCGCCGGGCGCAGGCCCAGCCCCTTCACCCCAGTCCGGAGCAGCGCGGGCCAGTCGAAACCGGTCATTCCGCTTCCCCCGGCAGGGCGAAGGCCCGCGTCAGAAGCTCGGCCGCGGCGCGCGACGCGCCGACCGGCCCGCCCGCGATATCCGCCGTCATCAGGTCCGCCGCCGCGCCCTGCCACCCGCCCCCGCGCAGGCCCGCGACGATCAGCGCAAGCACATCGCGCGAGGAAAAGGACGAGGTTTCGAACCGTTGCACCAGGTCGACCAGCGATCCCGCGCCCAAACCCGCCTCGAGTTCCGCCAGCGCGCCGAGGGTCAGCCGCATCACCTGCCGCTGCCCGTCGATCACCAGCGCGACCTCTCCTGCATGGGGATTGGCCATCAGATCGCCGTGAAGCTCAGGGCCCCGGCCGAGGCCAGGGCCATTTCATACGTCGCCTCGCCGTCGTGGGCCCCGGCGTATTCGATCGCGGTCACCTGAAACGGCCCCTCGATGATGCCGAAATCGGGGATGACCACCTGGAAATCCGGCGTCTCCCCGTCAAAGAAGATCTGCCGCGCGCGTTCGTCCGAGCCTTCGTCGCGGAACACCCCCGCCCCCGAGATCGAGGCCGAGCGGACCCCCGCGCCCCCCAGCAATTCGCGCCAGCCGCCCTGGCTCTCCAGGCTGGTCACATCGACCGCCTCGGCGTTGAAGCTGACGCGGGTGGCACGCAGGCCCGCCAGCGTCTGGAATGTCCCGTCGTCGGACATGTCGACCTTGATCAAAAGGTCCTTGCCATTCTGGGCTGCCATCTTTCCGTCTCCTTACAAGGGGTTAATCGTCGTCGAGCAGGGCGCGGAAGGTCATGTCGATCCGCCTCTGCTGCCCGGCCTCGTCGCGCCGCGCGCGGGCCTTCACGAAATTCAGCGTCACCACCCGGCCGCGATCGAGCGCGGGCAAGGCAGAGGCCAGAACGTCCGATACGGCACCGGCCACGGCCTTGGCCTCCTGGAACCCGCCCGCATCCGTCACGACCGAGATCACGAAATCATGCCGCGCGCCCTGCACCGTCCGATCCGACCGCTCGCGCGCCCGTTCGGGGCCGAGCGAGACATAGAGCGCCGGGATCGAACCGGCCGGCGGCGCGTCGAAAACCGCAGTGCCGACAAGGGCCTGCAGGGCCGCATCGGCGCTGAGCGCGGCATAGACCGCCTTTTGCAACGCGACCGAAAGCGCATAGGTCATGCCGCCACCTCCTCGGTCGCGAAACAGGTCAGGAACCGGCCCTGCGGATCGCGTTCCGCCACCGCCTCGATCCGGAAGAGCCGCGCGCCCTCGCGGAACCGCTGCCCGGCCTGCGGGCGCGAGACCACGCCGACCGGCGCGCCGCGCACCACGATGCGATAGGCGGTGCGCCCCGTGGCCACCTGGCCGTATTCCGTGCCCCGCCCGGTGCGGGCGGTGACGTCGGCCCAGACCTCGCCCAGTTCGACCCAGACCTCGGTGAACCCGCCCGAGGCATCCGGCACACGCTGCGGATCCTCGAGCTTGAGCAGGCGGTTGAGATGCGCGGTCATGTCCGGCCCCCGTGCAGCAGGCGCAACGGCCGGTAGCGTTCGATGAGAGAGGTCACGCCGAAGGGCATGCAGCCGCCGCCCAGCCCCGTCGCCTCGCGGTGTTCGTAGTAATGCGCGGCCAGCAGCATCACCGCCTGCGCCAGGTCCGCCGGAAGGTCGGACCACGCGGGGCCGAAGCCGGCGGTAAAGCGGATGCGGATCCGCCCGTCGGCGGGGGGCCAGGGCAACCCGCCGCTCCGGCCGCAGAGCGCGGGAAAGCTGAGGTCCTTTTCCAGCCGGTAGCGCGCCGGGTCGACCACCGTCACGGCTTCGTCGCCGTCCAGCAGCGCGACCTCGATCAGCGCGGTGACCGGCCCGACCGGCAGCACCGCGCGCAGGTCGTCGCGCCAGGTCGGAAAGGACCAGGTGAAATCGCGCGTCATCAGGACCTTGCCGGTCCGCCCCTCGATGGCCGACATGGCGGCGCGCAGGAAGGAGTCGAGCACCGCATCCTGCACCGTGTCGCCGGTGAACCCCCGTCCGAGGCGCAGATGCGCCTTGAAATCCTCGACCGGCAAGGCGGCCGTTTCTACATCGGTGTCTTCGATCAACATTCCCGAACCCTTTCGATTGCCGCCCTCCGGCGCGTGCCCGTCCACGCTGATGCGGACGGAGGGAGCAGCTGGTCAGCGCCTTGTCCGACGGCCACGCGCCCGCCGGAGGCCGTCAGGCCCCCGACGACCCGAGGCCTCAGGAGGCCCCGAATTTCAGCAGCTTGATCGCCGCGAAATCGCTCACGTCGCCGCCGACGCGCTTGGTCGCATAGAACAGAACGTGCGGTTTGGCGCTGAACGGATCACGCAGGACCCGCAGGTCGGGACGCTCGGCGACCGTGTAGCCGGCGTGGAAATCCCCGAAGGCGATGGCGAAGCTGTTCGAGGCGATGTCGGGCATGTCCTCGGCCAGCAGCACGGGATAGCCCATCAGCCGCGCGGGTTCCCCGGCGGCGAGGCTGTCGGTCCAGAGGAACCGCCCCTCGGCATCCTTGAGCTTGCGCACGGCACCGGCGGTTTTGGAGTTCATCACGAAGGTGCCGTTGGCCCGGTAGCGCGCACCGAGCGCGTAGACCAGATCGACCACCGCATCGACCGGATCGTTCAGATCGAACCCCCCGTCCTGCCCCGTGGCGATGTAGCCCAGGTTGCCCCAGGACCAGCCGGCATTCGCAACCGCAGGATGATCGAGCATCCCCGTGGGCTTGTCGCTGCCGTCGCCCGAGATGAAGGCCGCGGCCTCGGAGCGGGCGAACTTGTCGGCAATGCGCTCGGCCAGCCAGGCCTCGATGTCGAAGGCGCTGTCGTCGAGCAGCCGCTGCGAGGCCTTGGGCAGCGCGGCCAGCTCGAAGAGCGGGATCGAGATGCGGTCCATCGTCGAGGTGTCGGTCTCGCTCAGCGCACCGGTTTCCGTGACCCAGCCGGTGCCCACATCGGTGGTATCGACCAGCACGTCATACGAGGTCGCCTCGACCGTCACGACATTGGCCACCTGGCGCAGCGAGGCGGCGGAATGCAGCACGCCCCGGATCGTCTCGGAGGTCTGCGGATCGACGAGATAGCCGCCATCCCCCGCGACGGCGGTGGTCATCGCCTTGCCCTCGAGGTCGAGCCCGCGCAGCCCGTCGTCATCGCCCGAGCGGAGATAGGCGTTGAACGCCTTTTGATGCGGCGCGCCCCGGTCGGCCTCGGTGGCCAGCGCGGGGCGGTGGCCGATGTTCGTCTTGCGGTCAAGCATGGTCATACGGTTTTCCTGTTGTTTCATCCGGTCCGTCACCTGGTCCCGGAAGGTCTGGAATTCGGTCACGAAGCCCGCGACGGCGGCCTTCACCTCGGCGGCCGGAGACAAGGCTTCTCCGTGCCGAGAAATGCTCTCGGGTGTTTCCATCTCTCTGTCCCTTCGGTTCAGCCGGGCCTGCGCCCCGCCATGGTCAGCCGCGCGTCGTCGAAGACCGCCGCCAGGTCGCGCAGCGTGTCGCCCGGGGTATCCCCCTTGGCCGCCACCCGCGCACTGGGCAGCATCGGGAAGGTCACCAGCGACACCTCCCAAAGCTCCAGTTCCATGAGGGTGCGTCCGCCCCCCTCGTTCTTGGTCGCCCGCCGCGTCCGGTAGCCGACCGACAGCCCGTCGATCGCGCCCGCCCGGATCAGAGCGGCGGCTTCTTTCGCCCGGGCCACGCCGTCAAGCAGACGACCCGCGACCCACAACCCTTGATTGTCTTCACGCATCTCGGTCCAGACACCGATCGGCTGTGCCGGATCGTGCTGCCAGAGCATCTTTGCCCCGCGCCCCGAGGCCAGCGAAGCCGCGAAAGCGCCCCTCTGAACCACGTCGCCACCCTGATCCTCGGCCCCGAAGCGCGAGGCGTAGCCCGCGATCCCGAGGTCGTCGGAGACCGAGAGATCGGCGTCGAAGGCGCAGAATTTATGTTCAAGTTCCATTGGTTGATCCCTGTCCCTGTGATCGGAGAAGAGGTAAACTCATCATTAAGGCAGCTGGACTAAGAAGCTCTGGAAGGCTTCTGCAAGTATCACCGCAACCACCCCGTAGACGGTCAGCCACAATCGCCGCTCGAGCCGTTCGATCGCCGTTTCCAGCCGGGCAAGCCGGTCCTGCAACCCGTCGATCTGCAACCTTGAGACGCGTTCATGGGCCTCCAGCCGCAGCGCGGGCGCGCAGTCGAAACTCTCGAATCCGTAACGTCTTGGCGGGCGTTGCTCAGTCATCGGGCGACTCCGCCGGCAGTCCGAGCATCGACCGTTTCTCGGCCCGCGTGAGGAAGTCCGCCGATGCCACCCGGGCCCAGTGCGCGTCCCGTTCCGCCGAGAGAGCGGGCACCCGGTCGAGGTCCGGCGTCATGGCTGCGGCGTCTCCGGTAAAGCCCTGCAGCCAGGCCGAGACCGCCGCCGTCACCCGCGTCGCCAGCGGCAGCACGGTCAGGCGGAAGAACGCGCGATGCGCCTCCTGGTAATTGGCGTAGGTCGCGTCGCCGGGAATCCCCAGCAGCATGGGCGGCACCCCGAAGGCCAGCGCGATGTCGCGCGCCGCGGCCTCTTTCGTGCGGTGGAATTCCATGTCCGAGGGCGAGAACCCCATCGGTTTCCAGTCGAGCCCGCCTTCCAGCAGCATCGGCCGGCCCGCGTTGCGCGCGCCCATGTGATGCGCCTCCAACTCGTTGGAAAGACGGTCGAACTGGTCCGAGGAGAGCGAGGCCCCGTCGGTGGCCCCGTAGACCAGCGCGCCGGAGGGACGGGCCGCATTGTCCAGGAGCGCCTTGGCCCAGCCCGAGGCGGAATTGTGCACGTCGAGCGCCTGCGCCGCCGCCTGGAGGGCCGAGAGGCCGTAGTGGTCGTCCTGCGGGTGGAAATTGCGGATATGCAGCACCGGCGTCCGCGCGCCACCGGCGGGAAAGCGGTGCTTGCGGCCGCCCACGGCATATTCATGGGCGACCGGCCAGCCATCGGCCCCCGGCACCACCGCCATGCGATCGGAACGCAGCACGTGAAGCTCCACCGGTGCGCCCTCCTCCGCCGCGACGGCCTCGAGATAGGCGTTGCCGGTCAGCGCGAGCTGGCCGTAGAGCGCCTCGAACAGCTCCGCCCGGCCCTGGCCCGCGTTCGGACGGGCCATGAGGTCGATCAGCGGGTGCGTCTCGTAGCGGGCGGTCCCGTCCTGACAGGTCAGCGGCAGGGCGGCGGCGGCCTCGGCGATCATCTTGACCGCACGGTGCACCACCGGGTTGCCGGCGAACCCGCTGCGGGTCAGAGAGGCCATGTCGCGCGGCGACCAGGCCACGCGGCCGGCCGAGTGATACGAGATCACCGGGCCCGTGGCGCTGGCCTTGGTCTCGGGCACCTCTGCCTCGCGCCGGAAATAGTCGATCACACCCATGGTCACTCCTTTCGCCCTGCTGGCGTCGCGAGAGAGGTTTTCTCAATAAATCGTTAAAAGGGACTTCCTAGAGCGAACGCACCCTCGGCTCGCGATGCAACGCCCCCGCCTCGATCACCAGTTCGGTCAGGGCCCAGACCAGCGCGTCCAGCCGGTCGGGCGAGCCCTTGCCCTCGTAGCCGCGCATGGTCATGGCGCAGAGCTGATCCTCGAGCGCGCCGAGGCCCCGCAGGTGATGCACCCGCCCCTGTTCGTAGAGCGCCGCGACAGGTTCGGCCCGCGCGGCCTTGCCCCGCGCGGCATGGACCTTTTTCAGTGGAACGAGCGGATCGACCTGCCGCATCACCGCCTCGACCAGATCGCCGCCCTGGTTCACCTCGGCCACGATGCGGTCGCCGCCGTGGCGGTGCAGCGCGGCGATGGCGGCCTCGGCCCATTGCACGGGCGTGGCGGCATGGACGGTGGCGTCTTCGAGCACATAGGCCTTCCAGTCGCCGGGATCGCCGCGCGACACGATACCCGCGACCACGATCCCGCATTCGTCCGATCCTGCGTGCCCTGTCACCGGCGGGTCCACGGCGACGACGATCCGGTCGAGATCGGGGGGCGCCTCGACGCGCCCGGCCTCGAGCATGGCGGGGGTCCAGAGCGCGCCCTCGGCCGCGTCCAGCATCACGCCGTCCAGCTCCTGCCGGCCCAGCCCGGTGCCGGCGTAGCGCGCCCGCACCTCGGCGAGGAACGAGTCGGCGAGGTTGGCGCGGTTGGCCTCGGTCGGGGCATGGGTGGTGACGGTCGAGTCCATCTCCAGCAGGTCCTTGAGCACGCCGACGTTGCGCGGCGTGGTGGTGACGCAGACGCGGGGGGCATCGCCGAGGCGCAGGGCGAATTGCAGCATGTCCCAGCTGTCACGGCCCCGGCGCCACTTGCCCAGCTCGTCCGCCCAGGCGCCGTCGAACTGCGGCCCGCGCAGCCCCTCGGGTTCATGGGCGGAAAAGGCATAGGCGACGGCGCCGTTCGGCCAGACCAGCCGCTTGCGCGTGGCTTCCCACTCCGGGCGGCGGTCGGGGGGCGAACAGGCCATGATCCCGCTGTCGCCGAAGATCATCACCTCGCGCACCTGGTCGATCGTCTCGCCCACCAGCGCGATCCGTTTGCAGCGGCCCTTGTCCAGCGGCCGGTCGCCCTCGACCTGCGCGCGCACCCATTCCGCCCCGGCGCGCGTCTTGCCCGCGCCGCGCCCGCCCAGGATCACCCAGGAGCGCCAGTCGCCCTCGGGCGGCAATTGATGCGGCATGGCCCAGAATTCGAAGAGGTAAGGGAGAGCCAGAAGCTCTCCCTCGGTCAGTTCCTCAAGAAAAAGGTCCTGAACCACAGCATCCTCTGAGGCGATCCAGCTTGCACCCGATCTGATCCCGGGCCTCGCCGAGATCGAATCCGGTGTCTCCTGCAATTCCCAGTTCCTTTCTGCGTTCTTCAT